CGCTGAGTAAGCCCTGCCGCTTTGTCAAACTTACGCTGGATTTTGACCAACATCTTTTTGACTTCGGGTAGATTGGCAATCACGTAGCGCATGAACACTTCGCCAGCCACGCCGTAGTTCTCGTACATACCATTAAATATCTCGTCTGACTCAGCCTTGCTCATCTCATCGTTCTTGGAGACATTGAACTCCAGTATCCGCATGAGTTCGCCTTCAGGAAAGTCCTTGAGGTTATACAACTGGTCGTACAAACTCTTGTTGCCTGACGTAATCGCAATCAGCGCCCAGCGTAGCGAGTTGCTTCGTTCAGCGTTAACTTGTGACTGCATACGGTTGCGACCTCTGCCGTGCGTCATGCCGTAGCCCATGTTGCTAACCTCTTCGTCAGCCATGTTGGTCAGTTCGTCAATCGTTGGCGGTAGGTTGCCAAGCACGGAGACTCGGTGCATACGGGCTAAGTATTTGTCTTCTTGGTTTAGTAGGGTTTCTACTGGTCTACCCCAAATACTGTTGACCATGTGCTGAATGGTTGTCTTACCAACACCTGACGTATTGTTTGTAAGGTGAATGATAGAACCGCTAAGTTTTGTAAACTTAAACAAAGCAGAACCAAACCCAGCAAACAGAGTAAAGGCACGGACTTCGTTGCCCTTTCTGTTGTAGATGTTGGCTACCTTTGCCCACTCAGTAACAGTTCCCTTCTTTGTATAGAGGGTTGCCACCTCTGCCGTTGCCGCAGATGAGGGGCTGTAGTTCACACCCGATGCCGTAATCTCACGGTTGCCCACTACAAATACCGTATCGTTATCGTGCCAACCAAACTGTTGACGTGCTTTCTCAGCCTCAGAAACTTGTTGTAGGTCATTGACCCACCGTGTTACGTATGCCATAAGGTTATCCAATTTCTTGTTGTACGCAGTTACGCCCTGATATGCAAGCACCTCACGGAACTTATCCTTAGATAGCACATGCGATAGAGGGCACGAAAATTCCCGAATGCCATCCTTGGGCATATGGAGGCGCATCCAAAGCGACTCTCCAGCATCGGGGTCAGTCAGCCTTTTGACCACATAGAAGTCGTATTCATACACAAGTACGTCACGCTCTTCTTCATCGTCTTCGTCTTTCTTCTTAGCCTTTTCGGAGGGTATGCCACGCTTGTATATACCCCCGTTCTTGCCTCTGAAATAGGGGAATGGGTACTCAGGTATCTCTACCGTTATATCTTCCTCTAGTGTGGCGTTACGCATGACAACGATGTTGTCTTCTGCCTTGGCTTCGGCAATCTGCGAACCAATCTGTATAGGAGAAGTTATAGTGCCTTTGTTCGGGCAGTCAGCACAGCCGCTTGGGTTAAGACTACCAAATGTTGCACACTTATACGGCTTTCCAATTAAGGCAGTGGCTTTGTCGTGCGTATCTTTCGGGTCGTATTCATCGTGAGCATGGGACATCTTGTGAATAGCCAACTCACCATCTTCGCAGTTAACCGCAATAGACAGTCCCGCCCTCCACAAAGGTTCTTCAATCTCTTGCTGGTTCTTATAAATATGTACTAACTGGGCGCATCCCTTACCCTGTGCACTTTTACGCATGATGGTGCCAAACCTAGACACGCTGTTGCCCATCAATGCGCGAGTCGTGGCATCTATTGGTCTGCGATGAACGGGCGCAGAGAATGGCAGTTCGGAGTCATCTACTACATCTTCGTCCGCCACTACTATGGCTTTGAACCTATCGAATGTTATAGGTTGTGAGGTGAGCATCACATCTACAGGAAGCGGTGGTGAACCCTTGTAGTTCAATGTCTCAGGAATACGCAGTATCCTAGCCGCATCAGCCGTACACGCCGTATCAGCGTGTAATTTATATGACGAGCAAAATTTCTTAAACGCTTCAGCCGTTGGCTTCCAATCGTTATAAAAGATAGTGTTTGTCAGCACCCAGTATGCATGTACTCCATGCCCTGAGTTAACTACTGTTGGTCTTGGTAGACCTGTCTCCGATACAAACTGTTTCAGCGCATCAAGGGCGACTGCTTGTGATTCATATGGCTTACCTTCTCCGCAATCTAGGTCAAGCCAAAAAGATTTAAACCATTTTGCGTTCTGTGCTGTACGCCCTTCTGAGGCGTTCAGATACTTAGCACAACCAAAGTACGCATCGTACCCTTGGGATATTAGTCCATCTACTACACCATCAATCTCTTCAAGTGTCTCTACAAAAGTTTGTCTCGGAGCGCCTTTCTTTAGTCCTACTACACAGTACAAGCCTTCGGGGGCAAGGACTGCGGATAGGAAAGGTATCCGTGAAGTCATGTTCGCTCTTTAAAAATTGATAACTTGCTGGCGACAAGTTATCAACGGGGTTACTGTTTGGCTTTGAGGTCAGCAATGAGTTTTTGCAAAGTCTCACGCATACTAGGGTGGGGTAATGATTTACCCAAGAACCACATATACACGGCTTGCCTAGATACACCGATGAACTCAGCCGCATCTTGCACAGGGATATCGCGTAGTATGCAGATGCGCCCAAGTTGCACACCAATATGTTTTTGGTCTGCCTTCTTGTTTGCATCTACGAACTTGCGTGAATAGCCTTTGTTGTTCATAGTGTTAGAAGGGGGACAAGCCCCCAGCCCCTTACTCAGCCCAATCGTCCAAGATTTCGCTCACATCTTTCGGTGCGGCTTTCTTGACACGCTTGGTTGGTTCGGCTTCTTCAGCATCTACCTTGGGTTGCGCTTCGGGTGCCGATACTGCTTTTGGTTTTGCCCCGTCTAATAGTGCAGGGTTTGAAGCGATAGCGTTTTTAGCATCAGCAGACTGACCCTTTTCTTGGGCAGTTGCCATCTCGGTTTCTTCCAAGGGGCGAGCGGCTTTGAAGGTCAACTTAGGCGTAGCACTCTGTGTATCAAAACGCATCTCGGTTACCACGGCAGTAATTGGTAAGCCATGACTTCCCAAGAACTTTGCGTATGCTTGCAATGGCATCTTGCCACCTTCCACATCACCAAAGATAGACTGCGCTGGCAATGTCAACTGATATACATTACCTTGTAGGTCGTTCTCTAGCGTAACTGCCAGTCGTTGGCTGTAACGGCAAGCACGGCTCTTGCCCTGTCCCGAACCAGCGATGTTGTTAGGACATGTGGCGCACTTGTCCGACTGTGGCTCACCAACTTTGGAGTCAGGTGAAATGCCGTCATTCGACCAGCATGTTGGGGCAATGTTCTTGCCCTCTTCATAAGTTTCTGCATAGTAACTGCGTGATACGTGTTGATTAGCCGCCACAATAATGATGTTCATTGAGCGGTCTTCGTTTTGTGCAATCTCTTTGCCATCGACAATCATGCGGAACACGTTGCCACGGATAGAGATGCGCTTGCCTCCTCCAGTACCAGCACCGCCCATAAGGGCACGTGTGGTCTCATCTAATTGTAAGTTACGCAGGTGTGCGGGTAATGTGTTACCGCTTTTAAACAATGTCATTTCACTCATCTTCTACTCCTATGGTGGTTGGTTGGGTTTGGGTATTGGTCATGGTATCTAGGTCTATGCGTTTAACACGGACTTTGTTACCAATCTTGAAATGGGGAATTTTCCCCGAACGAATCATGGTGTAAACCGTTTGTCGAGAGACCCGCAAATACTTTGCGACTTCCTCTACGGTTAAGTTATCAGGTTGCACTTTTTCTCCTCCTTATGGTTACGGCATACCTACTATCGACATTCATACCTTTCGGCATCAGGTCGGGGTTCTCCTCCAGCAATTGCTTCATCGTAGTTTGACTAACCCGCTTCTCCAATAGTTCGGGCATCTTGTGTTCTAAGATGAAGTCATGCATTGCTTGCCAGTCACTTGTCCAGTAACGGGTCTTAACGGTACGCATTACCATACCGTGCTTGCTTCCTAACGTATCGGCACCGATGTTTTTGCAGAGGTCAAGTAACTTAATCTCTACTGCTTCCATCTGTGTTTTTACGTTCAAGTCTTCTTCTTCGTACTCGCGTAGAAGTTCAGATCGTTTGTCGCGCATTTTTATATAGGCGGCAACTAACCTATCTACTGATACTTCGTCAGTCATTCCTCTCTCCTTCTCGTTATGTCTATATGATAACAACAAAATTTACAATGTCAAGAGTTTCAACTAAGTATTTCCCCGTATAGGTCAATAATTTTTTGATGTATATCTACCTTGTTATGCAACATGGTGTACATACGTTTCTCAACACCGCTCCCTTGTAGATGCACAACGGTGGTGGGGTTCTTCTGCCCCGCTCTGTGTACCCGTGCATTACATTGCAGATATGTCTCTACGGACATTACTGGACTCCAATAAATAATTGTGTTTGCCGCGTGTAGCGTGACGCCGTGTGATGCGGCTTGAGGCTGGATGACAAGCACTTGTGGTGTGTCCGTGCCTTGGAATCTCTCAAATATTTCTGACCGTTTACCAGCCGCTACGCTACCGTTAATGACTGCGGTTGGATAGCCATGTTTGCGTAGGTCTTCAGCCACTATCTCTATGGCATGGCGGTATGGGACAAACACTAATACCTTGTGGCTAGACTCTTCAATTACTTCACGCATGACTGCTAACCGACTGCTTGCGTCAAACTGCACAACTTCGCCTGTGTCTGAATACACCGCACCACTAGATAGTTGTAAAAGTTTGTTCAGATTAGCGGCGGCATTTACTGTTGTTATCTCCTCACCAGCCGCTCGTACAATGAGTTGCCTACGTAATAGTTCATAGTATTTTTCTTGCTGTGCAGTAAGTGGTACGTCACGTGTCACATAGGACATTTCTGGTAAGTCCAAACATTGTTCTTTGGTAAAACGTATTGCGGGTTGTAGTGCCTTATGCACAACCTCGTTGGCTTCGGGCTTCGGCACCCACTTAAACATTGTTACCTTGTTCATCACCCTGTCTCTAAACCCGCCGTAGAACTTTGGCACGTTGTTAGGGTTTACTAGTTTGGCTATACCGTAAGCGTCTACTGGTGACTGCGAGGCGGGTGTTCCCGTCAACATCCACAACCATGTGTTTGGTTTTAGTAATTTGTTTAAGACTTTCCACCGATTAGTAGTAGGATTTTTATATGCGTTGGCTTCATCAATCACAATTAAATCAAACCCAGCGTCGGCTACTGTGTCAGCCACAATCTCTACACCATCGTAGTTGATGATGACAAACTCTGCTTCTCCGCTAATTATGGTTTTGCGTTTCTCAGGCTTGCCGTATGCAACATCTACTGTGCGGTGCATAGCAAACTTAAACAAGTCATTGCGCCATGCCGAGTCCATGATGGATAGGGGGCAGATAACAAGCACTCGTTTGATAAAGCCAAGTGACATTAGATAGTCAGCCGCCCATATAACACTAGCAGTCTTGCCTGTTCCCTGTTCATTGAAACAGAATGCACGGCGGTTCATGGTTAGGAATGACGATGTAACTTTTTGATGGTCAAACGGTCTGAATAATCCTGGCCAACTATATGTAGCGTTAATTGGTGATGGTGCGTTAATGTTTAAATTCTTGAGGACAATAGATTCTTCTAGCCCCCAGTTAACCAATACGCTGGCAATGTTGCCATCGTCTTCCAATATCTTGCTCTTCGGTATTACATTTGTAATCCGTTTTGGGTCACATACTTTAAGCAGTAACGCCTTGTTCTGAATAATCTCCATTGCTTCTCCGATAGTTATGCTCTCCAAACATGATGTGTGGAGGAGGTTCCCCGTCTTTCCGAGGTGTCAGTTAGTTCCCGATGAAAGGGTGATCGTGCTAACTGGTGCGGTTATCTCATGAAGAGGCACTCTTGAACCCCCGCGCTACTTATCACTCACACCTTACTTTGGTAGCGTCTTTGCAAAAATTATTTCATTGACTTGTCAGCGTTTCTTTTGAATGAACGATTTGTTGATGGTGCTTGTAGCGTGTAGCCTTCTTTGTTTGACCCGCCTTTGCTTAACGCAACTTTGTGGGCAACATCTTTACCTTTACGGGCTACGCCCTTCTTGTCCAGCGCACGTCTAGCACGTTGGCGTTCCATCCTTGCTTCGTGTGCGCCATCACGTTTCTTTTCCATTTCCCATTCGTGTTTAGCATCACGGTCTGCTTTGTTCTTGTAAGCCATTACTCATTCCTTCCGTTGTGTGGACATATCAGCACGGGACACCATGCTCTGCAAGTGAAATTCTTTTTTGGGTTGAACACACCTGTCTCGTAGGCTGTTTCACGTGAAACAATTATGTTTTCCAACTTATCAAAAATATCGAACCCATTACCTTCTTCGTACTCCGCTTTGATAAAGTCTCTGCAAACCACAAACAATAAGCCTGATTTAACTGTCTTAACTTGGGGGAAGTGTAAGAAAACACAAGCCGCCATCAACGCTAATTGTTTAGTATCTGCATACCGACTGCTCTTACCAGTCTTGTAATCAACTACCCTTGCCTCACCTTTCTCGTCATCAACTATCAACAAGTCAACGATACCTCTGTACCAAACATCCTCGTCTCTGAATCCGCAAGGTTCTAGTCTGTCATCAACCTTCTTGATACCCATCTCAAGTTCACAGAACTTCTGACCCTTAATGTTGTTGAGGGTTGTGAGAAAGGGTTGCATGTACGCATACTTCTTTGGTATGGGTTTGCCGTCACGAATGTATTCTTCTGCGGCAAGATGCACATCCGTGCCGTACATCATGGCATCGCTTGGTGGTTCGGAAATGTCTTTAGCAACCCGCAAGTGGTAATACTTCTTGGGGCATTGGTCAAACATAGTAATGCCTGAGTAACTCCAAGCGGGTGCTTTATTGACAATCTCCATAACTCTCCCCATAACCAGCCTCGCAGTTCAGAGGAATGCCTTGCGCCCAATCAGGCACATACCGCATACATTCCATCACAAACGCCATCGCTTCTTCGGCTTCTTCTTTAGGCGCAACACATGCAACAGCATCGTGTACAGTGAGTACAACACGGTATCGTTTAGCAATCCTCAACATTTGTTCACCAATGATGCAACGGGCTAGACCTTGACAGATGTTCTCGGTCAACTTCCCACCATAGAGTTTCGTTACACCCTTGCGTGAGTCGTAAATATACTGCTCTTTTCCAGTTTTGTCTTTTACTTTGCGTAAATTTGGGTACCTTTGATATAAGCCGTTTGGCATTAGTACGCCATCTGCCCCTACTATTACCGACCCATTACCCCATTTAGCCGTGCGCTTCTTAGCCATAGCCTCAATCGCAGTATTACCCGCCCTCCATAGTTCTTTTATATGGGGGTAGGTTTCCCGATAAATATTTATGATGTTGGCAGATTCTTCTTCGGATACCTCTGCGCCAAACCCTTTGAGTTGCGCCCTAAATTTTGTATGTCCCATCCCATAACCCGCGCCAAGAATCGTTGTCTTGCCAACAAACCTCTCTGACTTACTAATCTCCGATGTATCCTTCTGATAGATAGCAGATGCCATGATTTTGTATACATCCTCATCATTTGCAAATGCCTCCACTAAATCTGTTTGTCCAGCCAACCATGCAAGTACCCGTGCCTCAATCTGAGATGAGTCGCAATCAATCATGACGTGACCTTCAGGCGCAAGGATAGCCTTCTTCAACTTGTTTGCGTTGTCACCACGTGATGGTAGGTTTTGGAAGTTCAGTTTGTCTGAGCCGCCCCAGCGCCCCGTGTGAGCCGCATAGTATGAGAGCGGTACGGGTATTAGCCCACGCTTTGCAATACCAAGCATCCGTTCGGTGCGTGTCTCTTCTAGTGTGGTCTTGTTACCTAGACGTGCCGCTACAAGTGCTTGTACCTTGATGTCAGGATGGTCAGCCAACGCTTTGAACTCTTCATCGTTCTTAGCCAACGCCAAGGTTTCCTTACCCGTTGTTGCACTAATCTTGGTAGGCGGTTCAACGCCCAACCCACGCAGTAGTTCTGCGAATTTTAAGTTGGACATTAAATCATCTACGTTTGCCTGAGCCGCACTAAGTAGATTAGCCTTGTGTAAACGTACTTCAGCGAGATGGTCTAAAAGTTGATCCGCAGCGAGCCTTAGTACAGGTTCGGTAAACATCCTGATAGTTATATCAATCAGTTTGAGTTCAATCTTCTTGAACTTAGGCAACAAGTGCAAGAACAAGTCAGCCGTTAACTCCACATCATTGATGCAGTAGTCACCATACTTATCTAACTGCGCTTGGCTAAAGTCCTCCCGCTTGAGATTGATTGCGTTCACAACCTCTGTGCCTTTAACACCCAACCCATAGTGAGTAGCCAGTTTCGCTAGGCTATTGCCAACTTCCGAGCCGTGTAGTGCGCGAGCCATACTCAGCGTGTCTGCTATGGCAAAGGGTTTTATACCGAAATGCCAGTTAAGAATAGACATGTCAAACATTGCATTGTGTGCAAGTGTCATGCTAGTCGCCCAAGGAAACTGCTCAAGCCATGCCTGAGTTTCTTCCCTAGAGCCTGAGAACCACTCGGTGGGGGCATCGCCATTCTTCACGGCAACACCGACCACCTCAAAGCGTTCGTCACGTACATACTCCTCAGTCGTTTGGGTTTTGAATCCTAAGTCCTTGTCGGTGTAGTACGTCTCGAAATCTATCGTGATGATGTTCATTAGAAGTTCAACCCAAAGAATGCTGACACGTGTGTCTCAAAGTCTTTCTTCTTGAACGCACCCATCTCACCACTAGGCACATGACAGATGTATATATCTTCACCCTCTATGCCCCACAAGGCGTACTCTCCAACACGAATAAGCCCATGCTGTTTCATTAAATTTTGTTCGTCTTCGTTGAAGTTTTTCATATTGCCACGAAACTGCCCATCCTCATGAATTTCACCAAACATTTGTATGGCGGCTGGATACACGAGATTTACGCCTTCTAGTTGTTCTTTCATCTTCATATTAACCTCCAAATATTTTCTTGAGTTCATCATACAACTCACGTGCCTTACCTACTGGTAACGAATTAACAAACTCTTGCGTATCTGTATACGTCTTAACTTGTTCAGTTGTCGTTGGTAATGCTTCGCTTATACCTTGCTCTTTTTGTTCTTTCTTCTCTGCCTTGAGTCTCTTCGCTTCACGTGCATGTCTCGCTCTCTCCACCATTGTCATCCTACGTTCGCGCTTTGCTTCCAATATTTTCTTGCGCTCGTCGCTTGGAATTAATGTGTATGCATACACATTTCTGTTCAACTCTTTGTTAAATACTTCTTCACGGGTAACCACGTTGCGGTTTGTGAATTGATTGAGCATGGTTGATATATGCCCCGATGGTATTTCGGGATGATTCTTTTCTACATAGTCTTGTATGCGCCCCTTCTGTACCGATGGGTTGGCTTCGATGAATCGCAGTATCTTTGCGGTTGCTGTTAAATCACTTACGGTTTCTTTTTTCATTTCGGTTTCTCCTTTTGGTTGACTATCTCTGATATGTAGCGGTGTGGTTTGGTTGTCCCACTCTGCTATTACTTTTTGCATTTGTTCTGCAATCGTTCCCATCTCAATCTCCTTCCAATTTATCTAACATTACCTCAACATCTTTGATGTTGTCCTCATTGACAACGATGGCAACGCCACCGCTCTCCCTGATTTTTTGCATGTTCCTCTCCTGTAATGCAGTTGGTATGTTCCTTCCCGCTTTACATTCGATAGCAAAAAATTTCCCCTTGTGGCAACCCACAATATCAGGCACACCTGACGCACCGTACCCACTTGTTACTGGATAGAAGTAATACGCTTCATACGCCTTGAGTATTGCCACCACCTTGTCCTTAACTTTCTTCTCAGGTGTCATAACAGTGCATCCTTGTAGTCGTTCTTAATAAATCTTTGGTTTATTTTTTCTAACAACTTTGGGTCTACTCGCTCGAAAGGATTCCAATCGTTTTTGGTTATTTTCGAGATGAGTTCTTCTTTCTTCATCAATTGCCTCTTGCGGGACAACGACTTCTTGGGTTGTGAATCTGTGTTCATTAGCGCACTCTCTCCTTCTTGTGTATCCAAATGTTGGTGACTCTTTCGTTTGTTTTACTATTGACCATGTGCCGCATGTTGGGCATTTCATATGTCTTCTCGGCTAATCATCACTATCGCTATACCTACGGCAACAACAACTATTGCGCCAAGGCACATTAAAAATACTGCCCATGCGATTGTTTCAAGCATCTTTGTTCTCCAATACGCGTCTAAAGTAAATCACTAACGCCTCAACAACTTTTATTGCATAAGGGGCTAGCATGCCTAGAAAAAATAATCCTACGTCGCTCATGTGTTTTTCTCCTGTGGGGGTAAATGTTCAAGATGGTTTTGTGTCTTCCAACCCATTGCATCAGCGTAGCCTTTCTGATACGCCGCATCGACTGCTGGCTTAAGCATATCCACCGCTGTCTCAGTCAGTTTGGTTTGAACTTCCAACATCTCTGTTAACTTGGCAATCTGTTCTTCGTGTGTCATGGCACCTTCCGTTGGCACTTCATACACGGCGGGCTTACTTATCTTTTCCTCACGCGTGGTTTTGCGCATTTTTGCCCCGATAAAATCGTTTTTTATCACTTCAGAGTGTTTTTGTGCATCTATGACCTCATCGTGATATTTTTCGGGTTCTTCAGCAGGCCAACAGCGGATGTGCCATTGCTCGCCATACTCTTTAATTGTCTGTACGGGATAACCCTTGTTAACAATCCACTCACTCATCTGCCCATCTGTCTCGGAGTCATAGATAGCAGGGAATCCGTGTTTCCAACCCTCGGGCGGGTCAACCCATAATTTAGTCATGCTTGTCCCCTTGCTCTGATTGCTTTGGCGTATCCATCAAGTATTGTTGCTGTGTAATTTTGAAGCCATACATCGC